GTTCGGCGCGTCCTCGCTCTCGTCGAGCAGGTCGAGGTTGATCTCGGCGATCGGGCCGGAGGCGTAGGCCATGTTCTGCACCAGCCGGCGCGCGGCCGAGTTCACCTGTCGCTGCACGTCGCGCAGGATCTGCCCGAGGCCTTCGCCCCAGAAGCTGCCGGGGAGCCGCGAGAACGACGCCACCTGATACGGGCGCTGGCCGGTCGGGATCGGGTTGAGCAGCGAGCGCAGCACCAGATCGCCCAGCAGCCAGACGTTCGCTTCATAGTAGGCATCGGGGTTGACGGGCCTGTCGGCGAAGATCGCTTCCGGTGCCAGCCCTTCGAGGCTGCACCACTCCAGCAGCACCGCACCGGGCACCCGCCCCCAGAAATCCACCACGTCATACGTGCCGTCGTGCCCCGTGGACGAGGCGCCCGATGCGCCCCAGGCGCCTGCGGTCGCGAGCCCTTCCAACTGAGCGCGCTCGTTCGCCACCGGATCGCCGCAGACGTAACCACCCGGATGCAGCGTCAGCGCCGTGCGGATCGCGCGCTCGGAGAAGTTGGGCAGGCCGATGCAGTCCGACAACGCCTTGCCGGTCATTGGCATGCGCTCGCACAGGTAGCTGCCGTCCTGCGGGTTCGTGGCATCCGGTGCCGGGTACAGGTCGAAGGGCGAGACCCGCTCGACCCGGACCTTCGTGCGCGCGACGATCCGCAGCCGCTCCCCATCCCACTGCGGCGCCTGCACGCGGCGCACGATCGGCGCCTTCAGCACCGCCCCGGGAAACACGGTCAGGTCCTCGATCGCCGCGTCGAACGCCTCGCGCCAGCCGCCCTCCTCCAACTGGTCGGCGATGTGCTTCTCCATCCGCGCACAGGCCTCGCGCGCCGTGTCCAGCACGATGTCGGCGGCCACGTCTTCGAGTTGCTTGATCCGCGCCTGCACCTGATAGGGGGCGAGTTGCTGGAGTTCGACCCCGCTGCGCTGCAACTCCACCAGGAACGCCTGCTGCGCAGCGAGTTTGCCGGCGTCGGACAGTTCGGGGATCGGGGTCGGCTCCACCGTCCACGGCTTGTCCTCCGCGTTGGCGAGGGTGTCTCGAATCCACGCCTGCGCCGCGCGCATCTTCATGCTCGCCAGCGGCATGTAGACGTCGATGCCGTCCAGCGCGCGCGCCAGTTCGGGGTCGTACTCGTTGTGGCGCATGCGCAGGCAGCGCAGCATCGTCTCGTGGACGCTGGCGCCGTTGCGCCACACGACCGCCTCCTTGTGGCGCTTCGCCCGCGTAAAGGCGTCGCGCACGAACGCGCCCAGGCGCGAGCGCAAGCCAACCGACTGTTCGACCTGATAGCCGTGCGCGGCCTGCTCCCGCCGCAGCAAGAGGTCGCCTGCGGCGTTGGCGGGGTCGGGGAAGATCACGGGGCATCACCAGGCGAAGGGGGAATCCGACGCCGACGCGCGGCGCACGCTGCTGGCGCCCTTGGGGAACACGGCGCCGATGTCGTAGATGCGCGCCAGACTGTCGAGCATGTCGTCGTGGACGCCGGCCGGGAACGTCAGGTACTCCTCGTTCACGAACCGCTCGATCACGTCCACCGGCTTGCCGTCATGCAGCGCCTTGGGCAACGCGCGCGGCAGCCACCAGCGGCCGTTCTCGAAATCCGGCTCCAGGCGCTTGATCCGGGCCTCCTTGGACATCTGCCCGCCGAGTTCATGGACGGTGAAGCGGTAGTTCTCCGCTTCCATCGCCATCGTCAGGTGTTCGATGTCCGCGTCCTTGCCATACTTCTCGTACCCGACCTTGTGCGGCTTCCACTTGCGGTGCAGGCGGATCACCAGCGCCGCGCGCTCACGCAGGTTGAGCCGGTCGCGCACCGCATCGAGCAGGTAGTAGCGTCCATCGGTGTTGAGCCCGACCACGACCGCGGCGGTGAAGTCGGACTTCTTCGCCTTGCTGCCGGCCGGATCGACCAGCAGGTAGCGGTTCATCGGCCGGGCGATGGTGATCGGGATGCTGTCGTACTCGCGCAGCCACGCGCGCTTGAAGAACCCGCCGGTACCAGCGACCGGGCGCTGCATGTAGAGCGCCTCCCAGTCGCGGGAGCCGCTGGCGATGCGCTTCAACTCCAGCGCGGCCTCGGAATACCGCTCCGGACACAGCGCCTGCCCCACCTCGCGCCCCAGCGCGTCGCCTTCCAGCGCCAGCGCTGGCAGGTTGATGACCTCCCAGTCCTCGTGCGCGTGTTCGCGCAGCAGCCAGCCGGCGAGGTCGTCCTCGTGCCAACGCGTGTGCATGAGGATCAGCACCGCCTCCTCGGCCAGACGCGAATAGACGACCGAGCGATACCAGTCCTTCACCCGCTCGCGCACGACCTCCGAATCGGCCTCGGCGCGCGACTTGAACGGGTCGTCGACCACGAACAGCTTGGAGGAGAAGCCTGTGCCGCCGCCCATGACCGTCGTACCGTAGTACTGGCCGCCGGCCGTGGTCTGGAAGTCGGTTTTCGCGGTGCTGCTGCCGTCGAGTCGGGAGCCGGGGAAGATCGCGCCATGGATCGGCGAACCGATCAGGTCGCGCACCGCCTTGCCGTTGCGCTCGGCCAGATCGACGCCGTAGCTCGCGGCGATCACCGGCCAGTCGGGGTGCCGGCCCATCACCCAGGCGGGCAGTTTGCAGCTCACCAGCGCGCTTTTGCCGTGCTGGGGCGGGGCGAAAACCATGATGCGAGCGCGTCCACGCCGAACGGCAGCCTCCAGCCGCCGGCACAGGAATTTGTGCCAGGCGTAGGGGATGTACTTGGGATCGACCGCGCAGCAGTAGGCCAGCAGGTTGTCGCGCGCTGCCGTCAGCAGCGCCGCGATCTGCGCGTTACGCGCCGTCGCCGGGCTCGCTGTCATGGGGCAATCCCTCCAGCACCGCCTGCGCGACCCGCTGCAACTGCTCCGGGGTCAGCGCCTGCGCGGCGTCGAAGACCCCGACGGCGCCGCCGACCTCGACCTTGCTGCGGTCGGCGTAGGCGGGGCTGAGCTTCGAGGCCCGCCAGCGCAGGTGCTGCGCCAGTTCGCGGGCCTTGCCGAGCGTCAGCACGTCGGTCGCCGCCCGGATGCCGGCCTCCGCTTCCTCGTCCCACACCCGGGCCGCGTAACCTGCTGCCTCGCGTGCGCGCGCGGAACGGTTAGCTTCCGCCGCCAGCCACAGCGACAGTGCGCCGTGGGTCTTGCCGTAGTCCGCCGCGATGGCGGTGTAGGTCTCGCCTGCGGCGATGCGTTCGCACACGTCTTCCAAGTCCCAGTCGCGCCTCGCCTGCGTCGTCAGCGGCGCCGACGGCGGCACTTCATCCACCGCCGGCACGGCCTTGCCGCGCGGCTTCGCAGGCGTGCGCTTGCGTTTGCCGCGCGGGTCCTGGCTGGCGTTCACAGCAGCGGCGACACCACCGTCGCCAGCGCGCCCGCGGCGAGCGCACCGACCACGGCGCCGCGCCAGAACAGGCACACGCCGCAGTCGGTCCACAGCCGCAGCGGCAGCCACGCCAGCACGCGCATCGCGAGGCTCACGCGGGCGTCGTCGGCGTCGGCTGCGGCGGCGTCGGAAGCGGGCTCGCCGGCGGTGGTGGGGGCGCCGTTGGCGCCGTTGGCGTCGTTGGCGTCGTCGGCGACGACGGCGGTGGCGGAAGGTGCGGACGCTGGATCGGTCGGCGGCAGGGGGCGCAAGGCATGCGGGTCGTTCCTGGTCATGGTGGGGGTCTCGATCAAGGGCGCAGCGCGGCGGTGTTCGCTGCCGCTACCGCGCCGTGTTGGCGGCGGGGATGCGTTCGCGGACCAACCACGCGCGCACGTCGAAGCTCGGGCACGCCTTGTGCGGTTCCACGTCGTGGTGGCCGATCACGCCGGCCTTCGGGAAGCGGCCCAGCAGGTCCACGACCAGCGCGCGCAGTGCCGCCCACTGGGCCGGCGTGAAGTTGTCGTCCTGCGGTTGTGACCTTCGACATGCGCGCCGATCTGCGCGAGCGGGCGTCCACGCTCGACGATGCCGTTGCGACGGATGACGAAGTGGTAGCCGATGCGCTTCCAGCCCTGCGCCTTGTGCCAGGTGTCGATCTCAGCGACGCCGATGTCCATGTCCGGCGGGGTGGCGCTGCAATGCAGGATGAGCGTATCGATGGGGCGCATGCGAAGGTCCAATGAAAAAGGCCCGCTTGCGCGGGCCTGTGGGAAAGTGGTGCGGGAGCCGGAGTTGCACCGGCGGCTCGGGTAGATGACACCCGCGAGTTGCTGCTACTCCACCCCGCGATCGCGGTAACAACTCCGCGTGTAACCAGAATCCGGATTTCCTGCGGAGGCATCACCTCCGCACATGCATCGCCCTCGCAATCAGGCACGCGGCACGGGTGCGACCTCATCGCAGGTGCGCAGCGCTGCCGCCAGTTCGCGACGCGCCTGCGCCTCGGCATCGGAGAGCAGCCGCAGCAGCCATTCGTACATCGGGCGCCAGGTGCGCCGGTACGACGCCTCGTCGCGGTCGATCCGCGCGGCGCGCGCGCGATCGGACACCGGCAGCACGCCGCGTCCCTCGCAGGTCTCGCAGGTGATGCGCAATGCTTCCAGCATCATCTCGCCGGCACCGCCGCAGTCCGGGCACAGGTTCGGCCGCGCCAGTTCGTCTAGCACCGCGCGCCGGATGACGACATGCATCTCCGGACGCCACGGCCACACCTGATCCTTCGCCACCGCCGCCTTCGCACGCAGGCCTGCGACCCGCACGCGCGTGTCGGTCGAAACGCGGTTCGTGCCAAACACCGCTTCCTCCGCGCAGTGCAGTTCGAGCTGCGCGACCTCCAGCACCTGGCGCCGCCTGGCGAACTCCGCGCGCTGCCGCTCGGCGATGGCCTCGTGCAATGCCTCGCGGCTCAGGCGCGCGCCCTCGGGCCACCACAGCGCGCATAGCACTTCGCGACCCAGCCCCGCCGGCACGAACGCCAGTGCTGCCGCCACGTCCTGCGGGGTCAGTTCGCATCCACCCCCGTTCCCCACCTCAAGGCGCGACGTGGCGGGGTTGAGGCGCGCGAGCATCCGCCGCACATCGGTCATGGTGCAATCTCCTGAACAGCGTTCGTCGTCCGCGCCGCAGCGGCGCGCGTGTCAATGGCGCGCAGTACCGTCACCGGTGGTCCTCCTGCGCATACATGCCCCAGCGCGTGCGGGTTCTGGTCGCGCGCACCGGTCGGTGAGGAACCGGCGGAAGCACCGGACTCGGTGGATCGTCGCAGTCGTCGATGCGACCCACGTCCAGCCGACTGCGGCCCCAGACGCGCCCGGTCACGCCTTCGCGTTGCTTGGCGATGTTGAGTTCGACCAAACCCGGATATTCGCTGTCGCGACCTTCCTGCTCGGCGTAGTAGTCGTCGCGGTAGACGAACACGATCAGGTCGGCGTCCTGCTCGATGTTCCCCGACTCACGCAGGTCCCGCATGACCGGGCGCTTGTTCGGACGCGCCTCGACGCCGCGGTTCAACTGCGCCAGGACGACCACCGGGCAGCCCAGTTCCTTCCCCAGCGCCTTCAGGTCGCGCGTGTTGTTGCCGATCTCGACCGTCTCGCGGGTCTTGCCCGGCAACGGCATCAGGAGCAAGTGATCCACGACGATCAGGTCGACGGGCTGGCGCAGATGTTCACGGCGCGCGCGCGCCACGACCTGCTCGCAGGTCAATGCCGGCGTGTCGTCGATCATCAGGCCAGCACCGCGCATGCGGCGCACGCCTTCGGCCACGCGCGCCCAGTACGTCTCGCTCCCGGGCGTGTCGTCGGCCGGATGCCGAAGCCATTGCAACGGCACGTCCATGATCGACGCGATCCCGCGGTTGAAGATGCTGATGTCCGTCATCTCCAGGTTGAAGAACAGGACGCGCTTGCCGCTCAGGGCATTGGCAGTCGCCACGTTGATCGCCACCGTGCTCTTGCCCATGCCCGGCCTGCCGGCGAGGATGATCAGGTCGCCCGGCATCAGCCCGCCGGTCAATGCGTTGAACTTCGCCCAGGGCGTCGGCAGGCCGCAGAGGCGGCCCTTGTTCTCGTAACGGCGCTGCAGGTCCGCGAACCAGCGCTGTGCCACCTCCGGCATGGCCTTCACCCCACCCGCGCGCGGATTGCCGGCCAGGCGCGCGATGGCATGCTGTGCCTCCGCGATCAGGTCGCGGGTGTTCCGGCCCTCGGGCTGGAAACCAGCGTTGACGATGATCGTCCCCAGGTCGATCAACTGCCGCAGCCTGGCCTTGTCGGCGACGATCTCGGCGTAGGCGGTGATGTTGGCGGCCGAGGGCGTGGTGCTGGCCAACTCGATCAGGTATGCACCGCCCGCCACCTGCTCCACCAGCCCTTGCGCCTCGAACCACTCGCCCAGCGTCACCGCGTCGAACGGACACGGCTTCACGGCCAGTTCGCAGATGCCGCGGTAGATCAGCTGGTGATCGCGCCGATAGAAGTCCTGCGGCTTGATCCAGTCCGCGATCCGCGCCAGCGCGTCCGGCGCGAGCATCAGCCCGCCCAGCACCGCCTGCTCGGCCTCGATCGACTGCGGCGGCAGACGCCGCTGCTCCTGCCGGCTGGCGTCGCTGTTGCGGGCACGGGCGATCACTCACCACGCTCCATGCGATCCATCGCCGCCTCGAAGATCTTCGTGACGACATCCGCGCGCAGCAGGTAGTCGAAACTCGGCCGCCAGTTCGCGTGCGGCTCCCGGTACGGTCCCGTGCCGTTGTGGAAGTCATCGTCCTGGCATTCGCTGAAGTAGGCCTGCCAGAAACGCAGATCCCGACGTTGCGACGATGCCTGCCACGCCGACCGGATCAAGGTGCGGCGCTTCGGCGTCAGTTCCCGTGCCCGCGGCAGGTTCACCATCGTCGCGTTGTAGGCGTCGATGATCCCCTGGAACGGAATCCGGTCGGGTGCGTCGCCCTCGGGCGATGCACAAGAGTTCTTTGCTTCTTCTTGTGTTGGTGTTGGTGTTGGTGTTGGTGTTGGTGGGGTCGGACTGTCGGACTTTGACGGACTTTTGTCGGACTTCGGTCGGACTGTCGGACTGGCGTCGGACTGCTGTCGGACCATGGTCGGACTGTCGGACTGCGCCCTGCTCCCTTGCGTCGCTTCAGCCGCACCCAGCGCGCGCTGGTGTCCGCTCGGGCGGTGCCTGCGATCCCATTCGCGCTTGTACTCGGCGCGCTCCACTTCGTTGCGAATGCCGGCGTACTTCGCGTGATTGAGCAAGCGCCAGCCGCCGTCGATCGCCTCGATCCGGCGACCGTCTTCCTCCTGGGTCCGGCTGTAGGGGTCGGGCGCGAAGAACGCGGCGAGCGCCATTTCCGCCTCGGCGAGCGTGACGTTCGCCCGACGCGCGAGCCCGGGGACCGATCCGTACACGCAGCCCTGCGCATTCGCCATCGCCAACAGCGTCACCCACACGATGCGCGTGCTGTAGGGTTCGCCCCACACGGTCGATTCGGTGATGCTCGAAAACAGCTTCGTGTACGTGTCGCTCATCGCGAGGCCTCTCGCATTGAGCGCACCACGGGCAGGGCGTGGCACATTGCGTTCACGGCGTCGCCTCCCGCGGGGCGACCGCTGCACCCACCGGCTCAGTGGTCAGCGATGACGCGAGCGCAAGCAGCGCCGCGCACACGGCGTAACTCGCACCGCGCGGCTGCCGGCCGGTCTTGATGCGGTGGATCGTGGATTGGGAGCAGCCCGCCTTCTGTGCGAGCCGGGCTTGGGTCCATCCGTCATTGAGCAGGAGGATCGTGGCGTCTTGTGGGGTCATGCCCAAAGGCTATGCGCGATCGGATATCCAAAGCAATGCACGAGCCGCGAAGTTGCAAAAATAATTCTCTTATGCATAATCGTGCCATGCCACGACATCGCCAAGCCCTGCCTCCCGGTATCGGCCGCAACCTGCGCACCCTCATGGATCGACAGGGGCTCAACGAGACCGCCCTTGCGCGGGCGACTGGCGTGCCGCAACCCACCGTCCACCGCCTGCTCAACGCCGACACCCACGACCCGCGCGACAGCACGCTGCGCCCCCTGGCCAACTACTTCAGCGTCACGGTCGAGCAGTTGCGCACCAGCCTTCCCAACCCTCTCCCCCCAGCCCCCCCTCCTCAGAAGCACAAGCCCATCCGGGCCTACGAAATCAAGGCCATCGATGGGAGCGATGGCGTCGATCCCGAGGCCGAAGTCCTGATCGCTGAAGTCGATGTCGTGGTCTCCGGCGGACATGGCGCAGTTGTCCCCGAATTCGTCGAAACCCGCTATCGCATGGCGTACCAGATCAGCTGGCTGCGCCAGGTCGGCGCCAATCCACGCGATGTGCGCCTGATGAAAGTCACCGGCAACAGCATGGAACGCACGCTTTTCCATGGGGATCGGATCGCGGTCAACATCGCCGACAAGAGGATCGTCGATGGCCGCGTCTACGTGTTCGCCACCGGGGGCACGGACCCGGACATCAAGGTCAAACGACTCTATCGCACCATCGACGGCCGACTGCGCATCACCAGCGACAACACGGACAAGACGCAATACCCCGATGAGTACCTCTCGGCGGAAGATGCGGAGCAACTCACCATGATCGGTCGCGTGATCGATCGCAGCGGACAGGGCGGGCTGTGATCCCCCGGTCGCGCCGACGCCTCTCGACGCTCCTTAGCGCATGCGCGGACACTCAAATAATTCATGTTTGAATTATTCGATAAATTCGTTTTGCTATCATCGGCGTTGATGGTCGCCGCTGCCGGGTCTGCTCAGACCACCCCAACGCTGACCAGGGAGCCCCAGATTGCACAGGGCACGCTTCCGGTCAAACCGCGTTGTCGACTGATGATCGGCCCCATCTTTGAATTTGCAGATCTGCAACGGCTCAGCGGCTTTGAACGTCGTGCCGACGTAGAGCGATGGGCAACCGAAAACGGCATTCCCGTCAAAGCATGCAGAGGCGGCGTGTGGACCACACTGGCCGCCGTCAATCTGTCCCTAGGCATTTCGGCCTCGCATGAAAGCGAAGGCGCATACCCCCCGGATGCAGTCTGATCATGAGCAAACGCGGACGCGCACGCAAGTTCAACCCTTCGATTCCTAGTCACATCGATCAGCATTCGATTCCTACTGGCGTGTATTGGGACGCATCCGGCAGAGGACGTTGGTACATCTTCGTCGAAAAGGAAGGTCGCCCGAGCCGCGAAACAATCGCGGGGCCAAATGCCCGCCTATCCGACCTGCATCGCATCATCGAAGAAGGCAAGGGCGGACCTGCACACGGAACAGTCGCGTGGGTTCTGGCTCAGTTTGAAGCCAGCTCCAAGTTCGCTAGTTTGTCGGCTGGCACACAGAAAGATTACAAATCGTGCCGTAAGACAGTCGAGCAGTTTCCTACAGCAATTGGCATCAAGCTTGGAGCGTTTGTTGCATCGCGACTGACGCAAACCAATATCCAGCGCATGCTTGAAAAGATCGTCAAGCAAGGAACTCCTTCAAAGGCGAATCATGTCCTCCGCTACCTGCGTAGAGTGTTCAAGTGGGCTGGCCCGCACTTAGGTCTGAAGGACAACCCGGCCAAGGGTATCGAGCAAGCCCAGGAGCGCAAACGACGACGCCTTCCTTCTCAACAGGTTTACGATGCGGTCGTCACCTACGCGCGCGAACGCGGCGCTTATACACCTCACTCGAAAGGCTCTCAGCCACCATATTTGTGGATCGTGGCCGAGTTGAGCTACCTGTGTCGTCTCCGCGGCATTGAAACCAACACGCTGGTGGAAGCACAAGGAGAGAAGGACGGCCTGCGCACGGATCGCCGCAAGGGTAGCCGTAACAACATCGTGGAGTGGACTCCCAGGCTACAGACCGCATGGGATGCCGCATTGGCCTACCGGAAATCCATCATCGCCAAGCGAGGCCAGCCCGAGCAACTTCTGCCCGAGAATCGCATGTTGTTCTTATCCGAGGATGGGGAGCCCCTGACAAAAAGCGGACTCGACAGCGCGTGGCAACGGCTCATCCACGCCGCCATCAAGGACAACATCATCACCGAGGAGCAGAGGTTCAGCCTGCACGACCTCAAACGGAAAGGAGGGACTGACACTGCCGGCAATGTCGCCGACAAGCAGACTGCCTTGGGTGTGTCGGAGGCCATGATGAAGGTCTATGACCTCAGTGTGCCGCGAGTCAAAGCGTCTGATGCTCCGTGATTTTTACGGAGGATTTTTACGGAACCCCCTCAAAAGGAAGGCCGCACGCTTCTCAAGTGATTGATTTAAATGGTGGGCCGTGAAGGATTCGAACCTTCGACCAAAAGATTAAAAGTCTTCTGCTCTACCGACTGAGCTAACGGCCCGTGCAGCCGGCGAGGCCGGCCCCGGCGTTGCGCCGAGGGCGGCATTCTAGCCGAATCCGCCGGGAGGGTCAGCCGATGTAGCGGGTCGGGTCGGGCATGCCGGCGGCGGCGAAGCCCTCGGCGCGGAGGCGGCAGGCGTCGCAGTGGCCGCAGGCGCGGCCTTCGGCGTCGGCCTGGTAGCAGGACACGGTCTGGGCGAAATCCACGCCCAGGCGCCGGCCTTCGCGGGCAATGTCGGCCTTGCTCATGCGCATCAGCGGGGCGTGGACGCGGAAGCGCGCGCCCTCGACGCCGGCCTTGGTGGCGAGGTTGGCGAGCGCCTCGAAGCCGGCGACGAACTCGGGACGGCAATCCGGATAACCCGAGTAATCGACGGCGTTCACGCCGCAGAACAGATCGGTGGCGCCCAGCACCTCGGCCCAGCCCAGCGCGACCGACAGCATGATGGTGTTGCGCGCCGGCACGTAGGTCGATGGGATGCCGACGCCGATCTGGTGGCCGTCGGAGTCCACCGGCACGTCGATGCCGTCGTCGGTCAGCGCCGAGCCGCCGAGGCTGCGCAGGTCGACGTGGACGGTCTTGTGCGCGGCCGCGCCCAGCGCCCGCGCGACCCGCGCGGCGGCGTCGAGCTCGGACGTGTGCCGCTGGCCGTAGCGCACGCTCAGCGCATGCGCGGCGAAGCCCTGCTCGCGGGCGATCGCGAGGACGACGGCGGAGTCCATGCCTCCGGAGACGAGGACGACGGCGGGTTTCAT